AGTCAATGTAATTAATTCAGCATTTGGAATTAGGGGTGGCAAGTACATCAATACACCTTATGGTGCTTTTCAAGATAGTACAGATCAAACAGCCGCTAATACCACTACTGCTTATGCAATAACATACAACACCACCGACTTCTCAAATGGGGTCACATTGTCTAACAGTTCAAGATTGAATGTTGCTGAAAGTGGAATTTGGAATTGTCAGTTTTCTATTCAATTTAAAAATACAACCAATGACACACAAGATGTAGATGTTTGGTTCAGAAAAAATGGAACAAATATTGATAATTCAAATAGTAGATTTGGTTTGCCAGCAAGAAAGTCATCAGGCGATCCAAGCCATACTATTGCTGCAATGAACTTTTTTACTAGCTTGAATGCAAATGACTATATTGAGATAATGTGGAGAACTAGTGATACAGGCGTGTCTATAGAGCAATATGCTACAAGCACAAGCCCAACAAGACCTGCAGTACCATCAGTTATTGTCACAATGAGTTTTGTGTCTAATCTCTCTATATAAAGACGTATAACATGGCTTACATTCCTCTTCAAATTCCACCAGGCGTGTACAAGAATGGTACTGATTACCAATCTAAAGGACGTTGGAACTATTCAAACCTAGTTCGTTGGTTTGAGGGAACAATTCGCCCTGTTGGTGGATGGCGTAAGCGCACAGAAACACAGTTAACTGGATATGCTAGGGGGTTAATAAATTGGCGAGACAACAGTAACAATAGGCGTGTTGCTATTGGCACTCATTCAAAACTATATCATTTGAGTGAATCAAATACCCTGACAGACATTACTCCAACAGACTTGGTTTCAGGTGATGCTAGTGCTGTCTTAAAGATTGGTTATGGTTATAGCACTTATGGAAGCTTTGCTTATGGTGTACCTAGACCTGATATTGGCTCTTATTCTCCTGCTACAACATGGAGCTTGGACACATGGGGAGAGTATTTGGTTGGTTGCTCAACAAAAGATGGACGGCTTCTGGAGTGGCAATTAAACACTTCTAATGATGCTGCCGCCATTACAAATGCTCCAACAAGTTGTACTGGTTTAGTCGTTACTCAAGAACGATTCTTATTTGCATTAGGTGCAGGTGGAAATCCTCGTAAAGTTCAATGGTGTGACCAAGAAAATAATACTGTTTGGACTGCTGCTGCAACCAACCAAGCAGGTGACTTTGAGCTAACAACAATTGGCTCTTTGATGTGTGGAAAACGTATTCGTGGATCTACCATATTGTTTACAGATGTTGATGTACATACTGCAACATATATTGGCCCACCATACGTTTACAGTTTTGAGCGTATTGGCTCATCTTGTGGAGTTATTTCCAAGCAAGCAGTAGCGGCTACAGACAATTCATGTATTTGGATGTCTCAGTCTGGATTCTGGATCTTTGATGGTTTTGTAAAGCCATTGCCATCAGATGTTGGCGATTATGTATTTACCAATCTAAATACAACCCAAGCTTCTAAAGTCTATGCGGTGCATATTTCTGCTTATGGCGAGATTTGGTGGTTTTATCCTAGTGCTGCAAGCAATGAGGTAGATTCGTATGTAAGCTACAACTATCGTGAAAACCATTGGGCTTTGGGCACTTTGGCTCGTACTTGTGGCACAGATCGAGGAATTTTCAGTAATCCATTGATGGTTTCTGCTGACAGTTATATTTATGAGCATGAAGTTGGAAATGCTTACGATTCTCAAACTATATTTGCAGAGTCAGGACCAGTTGAATTAGGTGCTGGAGACAGAGTTTTAAGCCTTAATGGGCTAATTCCTGATGAAAAGACATTAGGTGATGTACAGGCTAAATTTAGCACCAAGTTTTACCCAACTGGTACTCAATATAACTATGGTCCTTATACGATGGCAAATCCGACATCTTTGAGGATTACTGGCAGACAGTTGGCTGTACGAATTGAAGGCGTTACGACTACTGACTGGCGTTTAGGAACAATCAGATTTGATGGAAAGCCTGGCAGTTTGCGATGATTGACTACGAAAAGTACAAAGTTAATGGTGAATTGCCATTATGGGCAGTACTTTTCCAAAAAGTAGAAAAAATACTTGAACCTGCTTTAGAATACGATAACACTCATAATATGCAGGACGTAGCCGACTGTATTGACAGTTGTACGATGCAATTATGGCCTGGTGCTAACAGCGCAGTAGTCACTCAGGTACAAAACTTTCCTAGGATGAAGGTTTTGCATATATTTTTGGCGGGTGGTAATCTGGAAGAACTAGAGACACTAACCCCCCATATTCAGAAGTTCGCTGAAGACATGGGATGCCGCAAGATCACCTTAACAGGTCGAAGAGGCTGGTCAAGAACTTTTGTATCTAAATTTAACATGAAGCCAACACATTATTGGCTTTCTACGGAGGTGTAATTATGTCTGGTGGCTCAAGTCAACAATCATCGCAACTTGATCCTGCAATGCGTGATGCGTTCTTAAAGAACGTAGAAAGCGCCCAAGGAGTTGCTGGCAATCTAAAAGCCAGAGAGTTTGCAGGTTTTAATCAAGACCAACTGACTGGCGCTCAAATCTTTCGTAACTTTGCTGATCCTAACAGCGAAGTGTTTACTGGTATGCGTTCAGCATTTGATGTTGCTGGTAGAGTCGCTAACTACAACCCTCAGAATGTTAGTTATACCGCTTATGGTGGCGCTACTGTAGCACCTGCTGCTCTAGCTGCACAACAAGGTTATTCTGCCGTAACTGGTACTGGTGCTAGTGCAGGTCCAGCTCAACAAGCGGCTTCACAAGGGTTTGATGCTGCACAAGCAGGTCCTGCCGCACAAGCTCAAGGTTTGGGATATACGGCTCGTGAGTTCGCAGGTGTAACTGCAGGTCCTGCAGAACGTGCTGCTGCTGCGCAACTTGCTCGTTCATCAATTCGTGATGTAGGCGCTCAAGGTGTTACAGGTGCAGGTGTTACATCTGAAGCATTAGGTCAAATTGCTCCAGAAGCCAGAGCAAATATTCGTGATGTTGCTGCAGGTTCATTCTTAAATCAGAATATTCAGCAGTACATGAATCCATACACTCAGGCTGTTACTGAGCAAAGCTTAAAAGATCTAGAGCGTTCACGACAATTGCAACAACAACAGACTGCTGCACAAGCGACTGCTGCAAAATCTTTTGGTGGATCTCGTCAAGGTGTTGCTGAAGCAGAAACAAATCGAGCATTTAGTGAGAATGCTGCTCGTTTAGCTGCTCAACAGAATGCCGCTGCTTATGCTGCTGCCCAACAAGCTTCTGAGGCTGATTTGGCTCGTCAGATGCAAGCGCAACAACTTAACCAAGCTCAAGACTTGGCTACTACTCAACAGTCATTGCAACTTGCAGGACAGTTTGGCTTGGCAAATCAAGATGCGGCTTTGAGAGCTGCTTTAGCTAATCAAGGTGTTGACTTATCTACTGGTCAACTCAATACACAGAATGCACAACAAGTTGCATTGGCTAACCAAGCTGCTGCTAACCAGATGGCTCAATATAACGCTAGTAACTTGCAACAGGCTGGTTTAGCTTCTCAGGCTGCCGTTAATCAAGCCATGCAGTTTGGTGCTGGCGCTCAGAATCAAGCCGCACTTCAAAATGCTGCAGCTCAGAATGCCCTTGCTCAGTTCAATGCAGGTAATCTGCAACAAGCTAACCAGTTTGGATCTGCTGCTGCCAACCAAGCGGCTTTGCAGAATGCTGCCGCACAAAACCAAATGGCTCAATACAATGCTGGAAATCAGCAAGCTATGTCATTGGCTAACCTTGCTGCACAGAATCAAGCAGGTCAGTTTGGTGCTTCTGCATTTAACCAAGCAGGTTTGGCTAACCAAGCTGCATTGAATGCGGCTGCTGCTCAACAAGCAAATTTGACTCAGCAAGCAGGTTTGACAAATGCTCAGAACTTCTTGCAAGCAAACTTAGCTAACCAACAAGCAGGTTTGGCTGCTAACCAACAGCGTCTTGGTGCTTCTGGTCAGATGGCAAATATTGCCAATCAAGGTCAGCAGATGGGCTTTGCTGGTGCGCAGAACTTGGCAAACATTGGAACTATCCAACAGCAGTTCTCTCAGCAACAGTTGGATGCCATCCGCAATCTGCCATTGGAACAACAACAGATCATCAACCAAGCATTGGGACTCAATGTTGGCGGTGGTTCTGGAATGCAATCAACATCAACTTCCAAGCAAGGTCTGCTTGGTTTGCTCGGTCTGTAAGGAGTTTATATGCCATTTAATCTTGGTTTGCTGTCAGATGCAGCACTTACTGGTCTTAGTGACGAAGAGAAGAATAGTCTTCAAAAGCAAGCCACTCAACAGTTTTTGCTTGGCTCTTTGTTAAGCAATGACCCATCTATGGGTCTGAAGTCTGCTTACTCAGTACCAGAACAGTACTTGAGTGGTCAACGTGCTATTTCTGAGATGCAACAAAAAGCTGCAGATCGTGCTGCATTAAGCAACTTCCAAGCGAAGTATATGCCTACTCAGTTTAACGAGAATAATCCCCAATATATGGGTCCTGTTACTCCAGATGTTGCTGCTCAACAAGAAGAACGTAAAGCATTAGCAAAACAAGGTTTGCCTTTCAATATTCAAAATGCTTTACAAGATGTTATTGGATTGCCAACAGCTAATCAAAGTGCAATTAGAGAAACAATTTCTGCTTTGCAACCTAAAGTGCAAGGCGATTTATTGCTAAACCCTAATATGCAAATTATTCGTGGTTTGCCAACTGCTAAGGATGGTGTTGTATCTCAATACGATCCTTTAACCCGTGGCTATTCTTCTGCTCCTGTACAAGGCTACAGAGAGTCTAAAATCTTATCAACTCCTCCAGAAGTTAAAGCTGGGCAAATGCTTGGTGTTGATGCAAGTGGAATGATTGGCACAAGTGTTATCCCTGGCGCTCCACAGGCAACTCAGCAGTTAAATTATTCTGAGCAATTAGGTAAAGGACAAGCTTCTTTACAAACTACACCTACTAATATTGTTGATCCTGCAACTGGTAGACAAAAGCGTGTGACAGAAGCGCAAGCTTTAGGAATGCCAACTTCTTTATCTCCTTCAGAAGTTCAAGCATACGAAGCATACAAGCCAATTAGAGATGATGCTTTTAAGAAGTTCCAAGCTGCTTCAAGTTCTGATACAAGTTTGCAAAATATGCGAAACATTTTAAATCGTGGAGCATTTAAACCAGGAAAGTTTGCAGAATTTAAATCTGAAGCCGCTGCAATTGCAACAGGTTTGGGTATTGGCGGTACTGCTGCAAAAAATATGGCAACTGATGCACCTTTATTGTTGCAAACTTTTGCTGATACTGTTTCTACAAATATTCAAGATATGTCTGGTGCAATATCTAACGCAGACGTTATTTTCCAGAAACAACGTGGACCTCAGATTACAAATCCAGAAGAGGCGCTTGAATATTATATTGATCTAAAAGAATCACTTAATAAAAGAAGTAAAGATTATTACAACTATGTAGCTAAAAATCCTGTTCCTGATGTAATTGAAAGATGGTCGCAAACACCTCAAGGTAGTGCTTCACTTTTTGAAGATCCAAAAATGCGTAAATATTTGCCTAAGTTTCCAGTTACTCAAGGTCCTGATAAGGGCAAAACAGCGTATCGCCTACCTACTGGCAGCATTGTGTTGTTTGACTAATGGCTACAAAAGATCAAGTATACGAATTTGCTCGGCAAGAAGCTGAAAGGCAAGGCGTTCCTTTTTCTTTGGTTCAGAAGATTGTTGAAACTGAGTCTGGTGGATCTTTTAACGCTATAGGACCAAAAACAAGGTTCAATGATCGTGCCTACGGACCTATGCAATTGATGGGCGGTACTGCTAAAGATCTTGGTGTTAATCGTATGGATTGGAAAGATAACATCCGTGGTGGTGTTAAATATCTAGGCCAGTTGACAGAACGATTCCAAGATCCCAAATTGGTAGCGGCTGCTTATAACGCTGGCCCAGGTAATGTAGAAAAGTATGGTGGCGTTCCACCATTTAAAGAAACACAAAATTACGTTCAGAAAGTTGTGGGTACAAACATGGCTACATATCGTGTAATTGATCCTTCTATGATTGGTCAACCAACAAAACAACAAGCTCCTAGAATTGATTTGACGGGGATGGCTAATCCAGAACAACAGCAAAGTGCTAACTTTCGTGCTATTGATCCATCAATGATTGGTCAGCAAATTGTTGATAGGCCACCTGTAAGACAGAATACAGACTCTATTGCCCGTCAAGTAGGTTTAACTGCTCGTTATGGTATGGAAGGTTTAGGACAGGTTGCTGACATTGTTGGATCACCATTAAATATGTTGGTTAACAGAGCTACTGGCAGTCAATTGCAACCACCTAGCCAAGCAATGTCAAACTTTGCAACCATGCTTGGTTTGCCACAACCACAAACTGGTTTTGAACGTGGCATTGGTAATGTTACTCGTGCAGTAGCTGGTATACCTGCAATGGGTGGTGTTGGTGGCTTACTTCAACAATCAGGAAGCGCTGTTACGCAAGCAGTTGGTCGTGGTTTAGCGGCTCAACCAGTTGCTCAGATGGCGAGTGCTACAGCAGGTACTGGTGCGGCTGAAATTGCTCGTAATCAATTTGATATTCAAAACCCATTAGCATTGCTTGGTATCAACTTAGCAGCAGGTCTACCTGCGGGTGCTGTTGCGGCTCGTGCAGGTAATACCAATCCATTAAATGTAAACCCTGCTGCTGGTACACGTTATCGTGATCCAGTTACTGGTCAATTAATTGAGTCTGCTGCTCAACGTGGTGTCAATATTGATATTGGCGATGTTGGTGGCCCAGGCTCTAATTTACTACGTAAGACTCGTCAATTTGGCGATTCAACACAAGATGCAAATCAACTGAAATCTGCTCAAGTTAGAAGCCTTATTGAAAGAGTTACTGAACAAGCTAAACCAGCTTCTGTTGTTAAAGAAGGTGGAGAAAAGTTAGTTATTGCTAAAGATTTGAGAACTCAATATCGCAATGCTAAAGATGCTGTTTCTCCAATATTTGAACGTGCTGAGAAGTTGGCAGGAAACAATCAAATTCCTTTATCAAATACAAACAATGCAATCATTGAAGTTTTGGATAAATTTCCCGCAGTTGCTGATAATGCAGTCATAACTAGACTTGTTAATCGTGCTAACAATCTTATTGAAACTGGTGGTGGTACTTATAAAGAATTAAGAAATTTACAAAAATCAGTAGGTTCTGAATTAAACAGAGTACAAAAAGCTCCTGATAAATATGGTGAAGAGCAAATAAAGGCCATAGGTAAGTTTTATGGAGGTCTTGCAAATGATGTAGATGCTTGGGCAGCTCCTAGAACTTTAAATAACAAACCTGTCTATACGCCTGCTGGTGCAGAACACGCTCGTGCAATGGAGCAGTTTAGAAATACTGTTGTGCCTTTTAGACAAGATCCAGATATTTACAAGATTGTTTCTAGCAAAACACCTGCTAACGAAATTGATAAGATTGCCCAAAGTTTTAGCTTAACAGGTAATCCTGCTACTGCTGAATTGGCAGTTAACTTAATGTCTGATACTGGTAGACAAGCGGCTCAATACTCAATTCTTAACCAAGCCCGTAGTGCTGCAATAAATGAAGATGCAGCGGCTATGTTGTCATCTCCTGCATTTACCAGAACATTGAATTTAGGTAGGTCTGAGTTGCCATCTGCTCAACGAATGGTTATGGGCCAATCACCAGAAGTTATGGGTGAAGTAGGTTTGTTGCGTAGTATTGTTGATGCAACCCGTGGTGCTGTTACTCCTAAAGTTGCCCCACAAACAGGTGCTTTAACTGTTCCTTTGATGACAACTGGAATGGGCGCTGGCGCTGGTGCAGGAGCTGCTACTTCATTAGGATTTGATCCGACAGTAGGAGCAATGGCTGGTGTCACATTAGTTCCACCAATGGCAAATAGACTTGGAAATGTTTTAAGCAGTCCTGGTGGAACCAGATTCTTGCTTGGTGAGCAACTTCAAGGTGCTGGTGGTATGGGTACAGCAATGGGTCAGGCAATGAATGAAGCAGTAACAAACCCTGATGAATTCATACCTCAAAAACCAATTCGAGGTCTAATGGACTTCTTTGCAAATTAAATGAAAGATTGGCTGTTTGCAATCATTGCAGCAGTCAGTATTACTGTCTTTGTGGCCTTTTGTAGCTACATAATAGTTTGGGCGTATCCGTGAAATGGTTACTAATGTCATCATTGTTGTTTACATTGGTGGCATCTAGTAAAGATAAAACTGAATATAGATGTGTCAGGTGGGCATGGACAGGAGATGTCTATAACCGCAAAGTTGTGTGTCTTGAATGGCAAAAGGTAGATAAGAGATGATTGATCCTCTAACAGCCCTAGCAGGGATACAAAACGCTATCAGCATGGTCAAGAAGGCAAGTAAGGTTGCCTCTGACCTAGGCTCTCTTGCACCGATGATTGGCAAGATGTTTGATGCCAAGAGTACCGCTACCAAGGCATTGATTGATGCTAAGAAAAGCAAAGGCTCAAACATGGGTGCTGCTCTTCAGATTGAGATGGCACTTGAGCAAGCCAGAGCGTTTGAAGAAGAGTTAAAGATGCTCTTTATGCAGACCGGCAAGATTGATGTCTGGAACAAGATCAAAGCTCGTCAGGCAGAAATGGATTTGGAAGATGCCAAAGAACTCAGTGCTTTAAAGAAGGCTGAGAAAGAAGCAAAAGCTAAAGATCAAGAGATGCAAGAGATTGCAATGATTATTGCAGGATGTGCTTTTGTTCTGTTTTTGATATTTGTTGGCGTGAATGAGTTGATGGATTTCTGTCAAACTACTCGCAGGTGTGGCAGATGAATGAGTATCAAAAGCAATTCAATCTGTTTTGCAAAGTTATTTGTTATGGTTGCGCTGCTTGGTGGTTCCTTGGGTTTCTAAGATTCTTACCCAATGATTTGTCTGACAAAATAGTAAAGCTATTGCTTGGAAAGGTTGGGTTATGAAGTATCTGGTGCTTCTGTTACTGCTTACTGGATGTCAAGACAGATTTAGGTATCCATGCATGGACAAAAACAATTGGGAAAAACCTGAGTGTCAAAGGCCACAATGCGCTATTACTCAAATGTGCCCTGATATGCTTTTGAAAGCAGAAGATATGAAAGCGGAAATAAGATGAGTTGGAATCCTGATCACGTTGAATCAAAGATTAAGCTAACCATTGCAATTAGCTTTTGCATAACCATCATGTCCATGGTCATATTGTCTATGTATTCTTTGGTGTTTGTGCCTCAACCAATGAATGGCATTGCTCCCGCTGATAAGCAGTTTTTCTTTTTGTTGTCAGACATGAGCAAATACATTTTAGGCTCCCTTGGAACTTTGTTGGCCATCAAGGGCAAGGATGCAATTAAAGAAATGTTGCCTCCTAAAGATGAACCAAAAGAAGAAAAGAAGGAAGCTTAAATGTTGCCAGTTCTTGCCTCAATTGTGTCTGGGCTTATTAGCAATGGTCTACCCAAAGTTGCTGATGCTGTTATGGAAAAGGGCTTAGATGCCGTTCAAGAAAAGCTTGGCATTGAACTAAAGCCAGAGGGTCAAATGTCGCCTGAGGATGTTTCTAAGCTAAAAGAAGCGGCTATGAAGCATGAAGAGTTCATGGCGGAGATAGACCTTAAAAATATGGAAGGTGCAAGAGATATGCAATTAAAGGCCATGGAGTCTGATGACCCATTGGTCCGCAGATTTGTGTATTACTTTATTGGATTTTGGTCTGTTTTGTCTGCTTCTTATATTGGATTTATTACATTTGGATATATTCCAAAAGATAATTTAAGATTTGCAGACACTATTCTTGGCTTTGTGTTGGGTACTATGGTTGCGTCTATGTTCCAGTTCTTGCTTGGCTCGTCTATTGGTAGTCGTAAAAAGGATGAAGCCAAAAAATGACTCCCACTATAGATCAATTGATAGCCGCAAACATCAAGCAATCAGTTGCTGAAAAATGGCTTCCTTATGTTCAAAAAGCATTAAATAGATTTGACATTACATCTGAAAAACAGGTTGCTGCTTGGATTGCTCAAACTGCCCATGAGTCTGGTGGTTATGTCACTTTGGCAGAAAATTTAAATTATTCTGATGTTGGTTTGGCAGGTACATGGCCTAATCGTTTTGCTGAGATAGACCCTTCCACCAAAAAACCCAAAAAAGATGCCAAAGGATTTAATATTCCCAATAGATTTGCCAAAGCACTTCATCGCAATCCAGAGGCTATTGCAAATGTTGTGTATGGTGGTCGATTAGGTAATGGCCCAATTGAATCTGGTGATGGGTGGAAACACAGAGGGATGGGTCTTAAACAATTAACAGGCAAAGAAAATCACAAACGATGTGGTGATGCGCTTGGAATTGATTTTATTTCTAATCCTGAAAAATTGTTAGAACCAGAATATGCTTCTTTATCTGCTGCATGGTTTTGGGTAGATAAAAAGTGTGGCTCATTAGCTGATGCAGATGATTTTGTTGGTCTAACCAAAAGAATTAATGGTGGCACTATTGGTTTGCAAGACAGGGAGAAGCGGTATAAAGCCGTTCTCGCCAGTCTTTGAGTCATTCTTTAATGAATAGACCTTCTTTGCTGAGATGCCCCTTGCGGTCCTTGATCTCGTTATATGCGTCTTTAAAGCAAGTAACTAGGTCTAGGTCTGCACAGGCACAACCCATCACCAGAGTGACTAGGATGTCGCCATAGGCATCTATCATGGCTGCTCTGTCATCTTTAGAGATGGCCTCGAACAATTCGTCTAACTCTTCTTTGGTTTTCAAAGCTTGAGCATAGGGGGTGGAGTTCTGGACAATGCCACGAGCTTCTCCCCACTGCACAACTTTCATTTCAATATCTGCATAACTCATGTGTTTAGTTCCTTTAATTTAATTTCAATTGCTCGGGCAAATCGTTCTCGGTTCAAAAATCCCCATCCACTTGCGTCAACTGGGTCAATACACAAACGCTGTAAAGACTCAATTTCCTCATCCGTCAGCCCCACCCATGTGGGCTGTGGTGGGGTGGTGTACAAGCCAACATCACCATCTTCTGGTTTAAGACCAACATTTACACGCCAATCCTTTGCGCCACCAAGTGCGTTGCCCTACATTACCAACAGTTCTGTAGGACTAATCCACGCCACAGGCTCATCCTTCGCTTCTAGTGCGGTTGATGTATTTATTGGCGAACCAGAAGTTTTTTGTTGGTTCGCTAATTGCTCCCTTTTAAGTTCGCCATAGTTCCATACTGCTTCCCCAAGTTG